AGTGTAGGGTTGTAAGTTTGTTGTAAGTTTGTTGTAAGTTTGTTGAGTTATAATATAGTTTTTAAAGGATGTATATGATTAAAGTTAATTTGGTTGGTAGTTTGAATAGTGTTGAGTTTGTTAATTTGTTAGAGAAGAATGGTATTGTTTGGAATGGTGGTGAAGGTTTTGATTTAGAAAAAGTATTAAAAGAAAAAGGTGATGGTGTATATGAGTTTAGTATTGGTTGTATGGGTGGAGTTGATAATATTGAATTGAATGATGAGTATGTTAGTTTAGAAGAATTGAATGAAAGTAATTTTGGTGATTTTGATGGTGAAGAATATGATGGTGAGTTTTATGGAGAGATAGAAGGTTTTTGGAATGATTTGAATGATAAAGAAAAGAATAGTGTTTTGTGTATTGGATATTTTGAAGAAGATTATAGTTTGTTTGTGAATATTAAAAATAGTTAGTATTAGTTTTTAGTATTATAAAAAAGTTATATGTAAAAGTATAACTTTTTTTTTATATTGTATATTATTTGATTAGTAGGATGGAGTGTGGGTGAGTGTTTTTAAATAGTTATTGTTTTGATAAGTGTGTGGTGTAGGATGGTTTTTGTTAGTTATAATTTTGGTGATTATTTAAAATGGTGTGGGATTGTTATGTTTTTGATAAATGTTAAAGTTTAGGAGATTGTTAAAATTTAGAGGATTATTAGAAAAGTTTAGAATGTTTCAGATTTGTATAATTACGGTAGGCGCCGCGCCTACCAAATAGATCTGCCGCCTACAGACTAGTCCAGCCGCCTACAGAATAGCCTCTGCGGGTAAACGGTAGGCGCTGAACCTCTTCTGCAGGTGGTCTGTTCCTTAAGTCGCCCCGCCGCCTCTGGAAAGACTCACCAGACTGCGTATTTACTGCCATTTCCTGTAATGTAAAATGATCAGTTAAAGTGACTAATATTGCTATAGTAACCGCTATGGTAACCAGTATGGTAACCGGAGTGGTAAACGTATATGGTAAACAGATATGGTAGCAGCGCTGCACTGGCCTACTAATTATTTTCTGTTACATTCTGCGTAGTTAGCTAGTAACGATCTATATTATTTTACTAGTAAGCTAGTTACTCAAATAATAATTTAATAATTGTAGTGTATCGCCTACATTATTATGATGAATACCGATTCCTCCATGTAGCTGGAAGTCAGTGATTACATCTAGTGTATCATCTATCATGATATCATCAGGCCTTGCAAACGCTGCCTTGTACCTCCTACCCGGTACAACAACTACTGGCCAGTGTATACCGTTTACTGATAACCATCTCATCTTTTGCTTGGCTACTTCCTTTTGCCTATGGAACCCACCAGCAGATGATAATATACAAATGTTGAACTTGTTCTTATCTAACTTGTTTAGGTAATATATTAGCTGTAATGCGTTTTGCATCATTGGTAACCTGGTAAACCCGTCTGCATCCACGAATACATCCCAGTACATACTGTACAACACTTTATCACCACTACTCCTCACATCAGCGGGTGTTCTGCCTACAATAAACTTGTAACCGGCGACAAAGTCCGATAATACACCATCCATATCACAAAATATTGTTCTCATACTTTTTTATTCGTGAAATTTGTTAAAAAACATATCGCTAACAAATATGTCCACATACTCCAGTTGTAATTAACAACAAGATATGTCACCCCCACTATCAATGTCATATTATACAATAACATAGCTATAGCAATAACTGTCGCACTCACTCTATTGCTCCACCATAATAGTCAAGTACTACCCGCAACGCAGCATGCAATTGTCGTTGACCATCCTCTGAATACTTTAAATCATTAGTCAATGTATCCCTGACAATTAATTCTACAGTTTCCCATGGCAACTCGATAACTAACTTCTCTTCTTTCCTGATAATCATAATTAATCTCCAATTAATTGTTTAGTAAATTGTAATAATAATTCGTGGTGCCTACCATTATGCCAATAATTATTAATGTACTGCCTTGGCTCCTGATACCAATATAATTGACTCTCTGGATGACAACCAATTAATCCAACATTATTTTGAATAATTGCCATCGGATCACCATTATAGTATCTGCTGATTACTTTATAGTTTTGCTGATGACGGTTATCACCAATTAATGCACACCCATCATAAAAAAACATATCCTCATACCGACCATCCCACATCACCGTTGCTACGGTTGAATATGATCTCCTAATCTCTGCATCTGGTCTTTTAATATACTGTACCGGCTCAATACCATCCAAAATATCAAAGAAATGACTACCAGCCCAATACGCTCCCATACAAATACCAAGATACTTACCATGATGCGTAACATAATCTGCTACCGCATTCTGAGCCTTCCTTCTGAAAAACTTATCATACGACATAGCATCCCCTATCCCACCAGGAAATGCAACAGCGTCCAATGTTGATAATGTTTGCAAGTTACACTCACTCTCCGTGAATGTCTTTATCGTGTAATGCTCACGTAGAGCAATTGTCATCCCATCTACACAATCTTGCGAACACTCAGGATGATGGAGGAAGATCCCTATTGTCTTTTGCATTAATTCTCATCCTTATACCTACATACGTTCCACAAAATGCACCAAGTGCAGCAGGTACAAGTAACAAATGATCAGTAGTGTAATTAATAACAACAACACATGCCAACACATATACAATAGCTGCCAAAGAGCTAGCAAGTATTGGCTTACTATCCTGTACTGCCTTCAAGTAGTATGTATAAAGGACATCAACCGCAAATACACAAACAAATACAAAAGCGTAATCATATATCATATGTTGCTGATCAGATCGTTTGTATCTTTAACAATACGTTGAAGCAACTCAATCTCCTCATACTGCTTATCAATTGTTCTTGCTGCGTCTGTCAATAACTCCGATAGTTTGGAATACTCAAACAAAGTAGCCGCTTCATATAACTTATCACTTAACGTTTTCATCTTTAACCTCAATCACTTCTGCATCTTGCTTTGCAACAATGTTTAAGTAACCAGCCGGCTCCCTACTCCAGTAAACCTCTGGATCAGCATTAGCCCTACGAGCAAGAACAACAGTCTGGCCAACCATATCACGATACCACATCATCGAATCACTACACTTAATAATCTTTAACGCTTTCATTGTTCGACTGCTACACGTTTCCATGTATCACCTATCTTAATCCACAAACGATTATCAAGACCAACAGTCATCGCTACACTATGAGTAGTAACAGGATTGCTCATAGGATTAAAATAATACGTACTACCCCCAATACCAGGAACTGCTACTGGTTCAGGTTTCTCACCATAAGCACCATTAATCTGCAACGTTGTAGCACCATCAGGTGGTGCTAGATGACTTATGTCCTCAACAACGGGCTCACTAACACCACCGCTATCAATATCATCAGTATCGATGTCAGCCAATGAGGAACTTGCATTTGATAACGATTTTGTAGTACTAAGTGCGCCGCTCCCACCAAGAAGAGCAGCGAAGAAACCAATACCCTTAACAAATCGTCTGCGCTCATTTACTTTCTCCATGATGTAATCGATCTCCATATACGTTGATGCCACTTAATCTTCTTTGTCAGATGAACAGAACCATCTGGCTTGACATCCCAGATAAGAACATCACCCACTTTCCATTGCATTTGCTCTAACAAATCATTAGGAAGAGGTAGGATCAAGTCATCACCATCCTGTTGAACATATGCAGTCCATTTTGTTTTCATACGAATCCTAACTTACGTCTTGGGGCACGAGGAGCATCTACTTGCTTGTGGAACACATCAGCAATACTCCATCTGTCTTTATTACCATCCAATTGTACACCAACCTTATCGGCAAGTGCAACAGCTTGCTCCTGTGTTAATGTATCAAAATGTACAATATCAAAGCAACGACCAGGACGAATTAAAGCTGGATCGACATCCTTGATAGATGGTAAGTTGGTAGAAAATATCATCTTCTTGTTCATTGCAGTAACAAGTCCGTCACCAACATTGAGGAACTTATGCATGAAGTCGTTACCATCTGTACGAGCACCAAGGAAGTTATCTGCATCCTCAATAACCATTACATTACGGTCACCTTCAATGAATTCAGCAAAGATATGATCCTTGCTTAAAATCGCTGTATCATATGTTACAAGTGCACTGACCTCAGAATGTTGTAACAAACCGCGAATAAACGTTGTTTTACCTGTTCCTGGCGGGCCAATCAGCAATAGGATTGAAGCACTAGAGTGCATGAACCGATCATAGTAATGATTAAGAGATTCACCTTTGAGGAATGGATACATCTCATCAACAGGAGCACGGTCACCACGTACGGGAATCTCTATACTAGAACCATCACCATTGTACACCCACTCAATGACATTCCTTACTTCCTCATATTGCTCTGTCAAGTGGTCATGCCAATGTTGAACAAAAATCATGCTACCATATGCTTTTACAACAACAGAAGACGAGTTAATTTCGTAGCTAATAAAACTGATATTATCATCATCAACAATCATTCCACTGTTTGCACGGAACTGAATAATACGAAGATCGCTGGACACAATCTCCTTTTGCCATTGATTACGATCAGCAATGATTGTAAATTCAAGATGCAGCGTCTCTAAACCTGCTTTACCACGTGATGATATAATCTGAGATGAGATATAGTCACTCATGTCAGATGAACCTAAAAACATATCTGTTGTACTCATTTTCACTTTCGGTATATGGGCGTCAAAATGATCCCACGTATATCTTTTAAGAAACCTTTTATTACTAAGGCCGTATCGCCTGCGGATCGGACGTCTGCGCAATGGCGTACCAAATTTGCGCATAGCCCCAGGCCCATCAATCCGGTTAATCTCACGTAGGATTCTAGCAAGATCTTTATCACCTCCATCAATCACAGAATTCGTCCCGTTGTATCCATAATTATTTCATCAATGTACTTGAGAAAGTTTTTTTCTGATAGTGTACGACGAGCATGATATACGTTTATCCACGCCTCACGGCCATACAATACTCTGTTAATTCGAGATTCGAACAAATCAATAATCTCTTCTTCACTCATATCATCGAGGAGATCATCAATATCTACTTCAATAGTAGTATTATATTCATAAGTTCTCATACAACATACTCCAATTGTAAAACACGTTTCGCTTCCTCAACAGAACGACAAGGATCACGGTTAACTAAAATAAAACGAGGACCATACACTTTAACTGATCCTTGCTTGAAAGGCAACATATAGTAGGACTTACCATTCTTATCTGTTTCCTTGAAACGGATCTTGCCCCAGTTATCAGTAAGACCACCAAACTTTAGTGTATCCTCCAACTCTTCAGCAATCTGACTACGAGACCAATTCACATTTTGCATTGTAAAATCCTAAAACGGCGATTCTGGGTATTCTATAGGAATTTTATGTAGTTGACAACGTTTTTTTGTAACCATTTCAGGAAATGGCCATGGAGGTGAATGAAAGCGAACGATGATACGATCTGGTGAGTACATCTTATCGACATACCCCACTCGTAAATCATCTGTTACTACCTCAGTACCTTCAAATAAATACTCTTTTTTCTTCATGAATTTAATATGTGGATTTGTCCACCCATTATTTTTCGAAAGATTTCAGCACACGGTTTTGTATAATAAATGATCTGTCGACCGGACGGTGTTATCAGTACATACTTCATGCTTACCTTTCAGAGTAAAAAAGAGGCCCTAAGACCTCTATCTATTGAAAATGTAACTTATAGATTACAAAAGGAGGACCGAAGTCCTCCTTATAGGTTACATTAACGCTTGAACACACGTGTAACGTAGTAATATGCGTTTGCATATGTAATCTCAAGCTCAGCAGCAATCATGCGAGCGATAGCACCGTTGTTCTTGTCAGGATGTGCATCGAACAAGCGCAATGCAGCAACTTTCTTATCGTTTACTTTAGGCTCCTTAGGTACAACGGGAGCTTTAACTGCTTTTACTTTTGGAACTTTAGCAACCTTGATTGCTTCCGCAGCTTCCAGCTTTGCAGCTGCAGTACGTGCCCAGTGTGGGTCACGTCCAAGAGAGAACGTCTCACCAATGCTTTCGTCCCATTTTTCATAACAGGGAACAACACCAGGAGATGCAGGAGAGATTTCCTCATAGCAAGTACCGGAAGTAATAATTTCTTCCATTGTAGGTAGTTTAGAGGTCATAGTTGCGGTCATAATATAGAATCCTTAGGTTAGGTTAGACTTTGTACTGAATAACGATCCAGTACGGTCTATTATACACCGGTCTTGACCAAAAGTCAACAGCTATTTTTCCCGTGCCAATCGTCGAAAAACTGTCGGACAGGCTCCACAAATTGCTTTGTTTGCTTCAAAATCGGCTGTAAACCATCCTCATCTGTGGCAATCATTAGGCATATTTGCGGGCACCATATCTTTTGTCTCTCATACAACATCAACGCATATGCCGTACATTGGAAAAAATAATTAGTAATCCACTCTTCTTTTTTATACTTCTTGGCTGTTTTAAAGTCACCAATTGACCTAATTCCATGTATTCTACCTATTAAATCACATTTACCAGCCGTTTTTAAATCATCAGAGTATAAAGAAATCTCATTACCATATACTTCATCTACATAATTATCGAGATAATACTGTATTTGTTTAAAAGTATCAATATTAGCCGGCATATGGCCTTGGAGATAATCCTCTTTATTTCTGAGATAATCTTCAGCTATTTGATGTACTTTTGTGCCTCGTCCGGACGCTTGTGTGGATACTTTGTTTGCTTCTTCGTTGCCAACCTTTTTCCTCCACGCTGCAATACCATCTGCTGACATACTAGAGAGAACTGTAGTAACGGATGGATAGCGATTACCTTCAGGAGTAATGTAATGACGTTTACCATTTACTGTCTCTGTTGGTAATTTACAGTCAGGTATGTATTTAAGGTTGAAGTATTTTGTCCTCATTTTTAATTCATTCTTCTGTTGCCATAATCAATGCTTTTACAAAAGGACTACGAACAATGTCTTGCTGTACAAAATTTGTAACATGAAACCAGTCAGTCATTTTATCAGCAATGCCACAGAACCAATCATAACAACTTTTTTCTTTCCGTCCATCAAGATCAGTCTGTTTTGTATCACCACATATAATCAGTCTACTACCTTTTCCTGTTCTCGTCAATACGCTATACAGCTCATGTGTTGTCATCGATTGAAATTCATCAATGATAATAATTGAATTTTCCAATGTCGTACCACGCACATAGGATGTAGTAATGAAATCAACCATTCCTTTTTTCTGTAGAATGTCCCATGCTGTACCATTCTCGCAAAGATCGTTGAATATCTGTTTATAAGGAATAGAGAATACTTCTGACTTCTCTTGAATGTTTCCTGGTAAAAACCCCATATCTCTTGTTGCCACAGCGCTACGAACAACAACAATTTTATCTACTTCTTTTTTGAAAAGTGAATTTAAAGCAAGGTATGAAGCAATAAAACTTTTTCCTGTTCCTGCTGATCCCGTTGCAATTGAATTAGCACCTCTTGCATATCCCTCAATCATATCCGTTTGGGCCCATGTTAGCGGTGCTATATGTCTTACCTGCAATAATTCCTTTTTGTGTATTACCTTACGCTTTCTTTCTTTTTTGTCTTGTACTAAAAGCCCATCTATGTCGTATACATTGTTATTACCGCTCAAAACGTACTCCCTAAAAAGTATTAATAGTGCTAGGAGTCCACACTTTATTGTGTTTCTTCTTTATCTCCCTCAAAACATCACGAAAGCCTTGATCAGGTTTCATTTTACTAGTCAGCTCACGGCCAACTCCTGCGGCTGTAATCATAGATTCCAAATGAGGATTGTCGGTAAGGTATTGTTCCTTCTCCGACATTCTCATAAACTTATCAAACACCTCATCGGTGTCTTTATCCCTAAATGAGTAGGTTGGCATATTAGTTTGTTTTTGGTACGTACAAAGCTTTCTCAGGACGATCCTTACGAGGCTTAGATGCTCTCTTTGTTGGTGGCGTAACTTTCAATGCTTCAAGTTCTGCTAGAGTAACGGTTGATCCTTCTGATGGTCTGTCGGTAGGAAATGGCCATGCAGCTTGAGCTTTCGTTTGACGTGGTTTACGTGGTTTTTTAGCACGGGTAGTAGCTGAACCTTCTGCTGCATTAACAACAGCTTGTTGATTCACTGCTTTAACAACAGGTTCTTCAAAGTGTGTTGGTGCTGATGTGACTGTAGCTGCATAAACAACATTTGCTTGTTCTTTTGTAAGCGGTGCCACAGCTTCAGGTTGAAGAGGGGGTATGGTTGCTTTGATGGGATTGTAGTTTTCAGGAACTACTTTCATTGGTTCAATAACGGATTCTGGTTTTTTTGTAAACCATTCTTTAATTTTCTTAAACATAATAAACTCCTTAATAATCTTCCATTTTAACTAACTTAGCATAATCCCTATTTCGCAGTGCTCTGTCAAGGTTTGCCTGCATTTTTCTATTCTGTTCGTTCTTCCGAACCTTATAAACGTGCCTTGCATTTTCTTCTTTTTCTGGTATATACAAATTAGCTTGTTTACGATTAGCTTTACCCACAATACTTCCTTATTCTTGAATGAGCCCTGGAAAGGCGAGATTGACAAGTTTAACTGTAATCCCTTTATAAGGAATACGCTTGTCCTTTACATTACACATTAACACTGCATCTGCTGGATCCAATGCTTCAATAAATTGAATGAATAACATTTCACGTTTCAATGGATGCATATCAGGATGGCCACCACCCTTGATAAAGTTATGTAGCTTACGAATGTCTCTTTGAAGATTGCCATGCTGATCCAGGTGATCTGTTGGTTTGTATGGTGGCGTACCTTGTGGTAATAACCACTCAATGCGAGGATCAAGAGCGTACTGAAGGATGACCCTCATAGGGAGGCAATCATAGTATTGCAGCAAAGAGACTTTCTCTTTTGGAGGAGCTTTCTCAACTTCTGCTAACATTTCGGAAATGGATTTTCTCATATTAGAACTCGCTAATGCTCTCCATGAGCATCTTCATTTTGTGGTTAATAAAATAGTTGAACATCTTATCACGAGGCTTACCTGCCTGTGATTCGTATTCATGTAGGACTGCTGCCTGAATGGGTTGAGGTATTGCACGTAAATCGATTAGCATGCGATTACGTGTCCAGTTACGTTGGATCTCTTCTGGCAAAGTAGTAAAGTCAGCTTTAAGCAACTCTTCAATTTTTGTTTCTCTGAGAGGTTTTTGTCTCAGACCTTCAATTATACAATTATCAGGTGAAAGTACGTTTGGTACACCGTCGCCTCTATCACCACAAAGAATCAAATGTTCAAGAAACTTACTTGGATCTGTAGCCGCAAGAATCTTCTTACGAACGGGATCATATTGAGTAACATTCCCATACACCTGAAGCTGTACAAAATCTTTATCTCCACTGAGGATTAGGATCTTGTCTCCATTATTTAGTATTTGTCCATGTTTCATGCAAAGGCTGCCGATCACATCATCAGCTTCTGCACCTTCTACCTGAACAACACGGTATGGGAAGTTGTCTTTAATCTCTTGTTTGATGACGTTAAGCATGTCGAACAAAGCATGCCAATCAATGTTAGACTTTTCACGATCTGCTTTGCGGTTGCCTTTGTATGGAGGAAAATATTCACGGCGCCAATACTTGCGATCATCTGCACAAATAATAAGCTCACCATACTCTGCACCAAACTTTACTTTGAGAGAGCGAATTGTATTGAGGATCATGTGTCTAACAAGATCGGGCTGGATAGCATCTGTGTGCGATCCAACTTGTAGCATAATGTTAGAAATCATTACCTGTGAAAGGTCTAGTAAAATCATATTAAATAAAAAGTAGTTGAAGGTATATAGTACTACTTTTTCACAGTAAAGTCAACTATAGTTTTAAATGGTCTGTGCTGTCTTTTACTTGCAGAGCTTGCGACAAAGAGTGCATGAGGATTTGGTGACAGTCTTCGACAACTCCATAATTAAAACTATTAACATGAAGAACAATATCAGCAAGCTGGGCTGCTTTCCCACCATCAAAACCAACGAAAGCAATAGACACCATACCTGAATCGTTAGCACGTTCAAGAGCACCAATAATGTTGGGTGAATTACCACTTGATGATATAGCAACGAGAATGTCATCTTTAGAGGCGTTGGAAAATTCAAGTTGTTTAGAAAATATTTTTTCATATCCTAAGTCATTTCCAATTGCTGTTATCGTAGCCATGTTTGATGCTAAGCTAACCACATTCGGTCTTAGCTTTGTTACTGACCTAACCCCTTTAGAGTGGTCACAACTGAAGTGCTCAGCGATAGAAGCAGATCCACCATTACCACACACAAAAATCCTGCTACCGAACAAGCCACAATCAGCCAAAATACTATAGGCTCTATGATACGATTCTTCACGAATTCCACTTAATGCTGCTCCTATGCTTTCGCGGTATGTTGTAAAATATTCAAAAGGTTCAATATACATCTGGTTCATCATTATAAACAACCCGACTACCTTCGTCGGTAAATCTAAAATTAAACA